AGATATGCTTTTGGTACTCTCAATGCAGCTAATAGTTTATTTTTCAAATATTCTATATCATCTATTGCATTGAATTCAAGACCAGGTAGATTTTCTAATTGTGTACCACTATCTCCACCACGAACTGGTAGATAAAAATCTTCTGTTAGGTTTTGCATATTATATTTTAGATTATACTCACCAGTTGCCTCATCAATAACAGGTGCCTTTTTCATCTTGTTGATGATTCTTTGCATATAGTTATCAACTTCTGCAGGTGGAATATTTCCTATATCAATTTTAAATATTCTCTTTTCTGGTGCTCTCATAATACGATGTATCAACATAGCATCTTCCATCAATGTAACTTGTTTCCATATCTGTCTTGCCTGTTCAATCATAGACTTTCCATATGGTAGATAATTTGAATCTGATAACATTCTAAAATGTGCTACTTCATAATTTTCAAATTCTTCTTTTGCAGCATTGTTTTGATGTCTTTGGTCTGTTGATTCTAAGATAAATTTTACATACTCAGGATTTTCTGGATCATCACCCTCAACACGAGTGATATCGTAAGCAGACATTGGGACAACATTTGTTATACCATACTTTTCATTGATTTCTAATTTCAAAAAGAAGTCACCATACTTCACCATATTACGAACCCAAGGCCATAAATTGAATTCTATATTCAGTATGTCATAAAATAGGTTATGTAAAATATCTTTCAAATCATTATTATCAGAAGTAATATTTAGTACATCACCATACTCTGATTTCATTGTTGATTCATCTGCATATATGTCAAGTGCAGAAGCAATAATTGGGTCTACATCCATAGCCTCATAATCTCTGAACAACCCAAGTCTTTGAGTCTTCTGATATAATGAATAATTATATCCACTTGTACCAGCATATGATGTGTATAATTTTGTATATCTATCAACAAGACTTGCTTTTGGGTTAGTCTGAATTCTTGATGTATCAGTAACCTTTAACTTTCTACCACCAACATTTCTTACGATAACATTGGAAGAAAAAAGTCTTCTTAGTCTTGTGTATATATTTTTATCTGCCATAATTTAACCTCAAAGTAGCCAATCTAATTTTTCTGTTTCCTTTCCTACATTCATATTCCAAGAGTCATTCTGATTTGTATTGTTAGAATAAACTCCCTCATTAGAACTAAAGTAAGAAAGTGATTTTTTTGTCAATTCAATTCCCTCTTGTCTTAGACGAAGAGCAGTTTCACGAACCCAAAGTCCAATAGCCAAACTCATTACTAAATCATCATTATATCCACCCATAGCTTCGGCCTTCTGTCCATTATATATAAATACAAACAATTCATCAATTAATCGATTAGAATGTACAATTACTGACTTTTCTCTAAAAAATTCCTCTAATTTAGAAATTACTAATGGTCTTGTCTTCATAGTCATAGAAAAACCAGGTACCATTTGTCTTTCTGAACGATTTATTTTATTATTTATTGTATTTAGTGTATCCACATATTGTAAATCTTTACTCATATAAAACAGATTATCGTATTGTCTGTCTATACATTGTTGTATTGCAGCCCAACCAATTGATGCATTCTCAATAATTAGTAAGGCATTGTTGTACTCTGTTGATATATTTACCAACATATTACCAAAATCTTTGGGAGACACTTTTCCTTTATATTCACCAACTTGTTCTACCTTTTCCACATCAATGATATGAAATGCACTATAGTCTTGACCATCACCACGACTAACATCAGCACATACTATATAGTCTTTTGTATAATTTGGAGGCTCCCATATCCAAATATTACTATCAATTCCTCTTTTCTCCATAGGTTCTCTAACCGTGGTATTTCTACATTCCTCTAAAAGTACACCATCAACCACAGATTGACCAGAAGTAATAAAGTCACAATCACACTCTTGTGCAGCTAATGAAGGACCTAACAATCCATCTTGTTCTCTTCTCCAACTTTCATCTCTATCAGGATGTACAGTCCAATGAAGTTTGATAAAATTAAATTTATTAGTACCAGCCTCTGCATCTGCCCAAGTTCTATGAAACCAATTTCCAACACCATTTGGTGTAGATAGTGCAATACATTGACCACCAGTAGATAATGTCTGTTGTGCTGCAGCCCATATTGTGTCAATCTTATCTATGAATGCCGCCTCATCAAGTATCAATAATGATAGAGCTTCTGAACGACCTGCCTCACCACTACTTGCTACTGCTTTTATTTGTGAACCATTTTTATATCGTAATGATAACTTATTATCCTCAACACACATATTCTTCAACCAAGATGGTAGATTTGCATGCATCACTCGTACTTTAGTAACAAGATTTTTCGCAGTATCTTGTTTGGTAGCAATTACCAATATATTTTTATCTTGATGAAATGTCATCATCCATAATGAATATCCAGCAACAAGAGTTGAAATACCCAACTGACGAGCTTTTAGAACAACATTATAATCATTTTGTTCAAACTCTTGAATTGATTTTTCTTGAAATGGATATAGATGAAATGGTATCTTACCTTTCAATGGGTGTTGAATAACACAATATTTTTTTAAAAAGTATACAGGATTTTGTGCAGATTTTAGGTATTCTTCCCGAATTACTTTTTTTAGTCTTTCGGGTTTCATTACAGCTTTCCGAATATAAAACCTATAACCAACCAAAGGTATTGATTTTCATACCATTTTGGTTCTACTAATTTTACCAATTTTTCATTTGCCTCATCACGAGATTTCAATAAACCAATTTGTTTTTTCTGAGCAACTAACATTAGAGAATCAACATTAGTTTGTTCTTCTAATTTTACCACCAAAGTTTCACAATCACTAATAGTAACTTTTTGAGATTCTATCAATGAATCTGCTTTTGATAATTTAGATTCCCATTGTGCATCACGAGCCTTCAACATTTCTAATGCTTCATCATAAGTAAATGTCTTTGGTGTCTTTCCATCTTTCTTTATTTCTTGACCATCAACAATTGTTAGGACAAAAAAAGATATTAGAAAGTATTTGATTATTTTTATACTAAAGTAATTTTTCATAAATATAAATATATAGTTTATTTACTAAACTTCCTTAAAAATTCTTCTGCAGATTCCACTTCATCATTATCATATATTTCTTGTAGTTTCTGAGTTTTTTTCTTGGAATTAGTAAGTTTTCGTTTTATATTACCAATCTCTTTTTTGGATGAAGTTTTAGCCTTCTCCAATTCTTTGATTTGTTTTTCAACTTTTTTCTCTTCTTTCTTATTTTGGTCAATAACTTTTTTCAGTTTCTTTACCTCTTTACTTTTGGCCTGAGAAGCTGCAAATAATCCACCAACTACACCAAGAAATCCAAGTATAAGTTTCCAAAATTTCATTTTATTCTCCTTGATTATAAATATCTTTGAGTTCTTTTTCAATCTTTTCCAACTCTTTTTGGAACTCTTCTATTGCCTCCCCACCTACTTTTGGTCTATCTATATTATCTTCCCACTTTTCTTCATCAATAACACGAGTATCTATGGCAGTTTGGTTTAAAAATTTTAATGGAGATTGAGTTATCCACTCCTCTACAGATTGTATTTGGTCTTTTATAAATGCCTTTTTATTCTCAAGTACCTTTGTTTTTTCCCATTCGTCATATTTTCCTTCTACACGAAGTTTGTGTTCAAAGTCTATCTGACAATCAAAACAATGACCATATAATCTCCACATTTTATTATCAAGTCTTTTTTTCATCACAACATCACACTTAGGACAAAACATTGGCATTCTTACCTCTTTCATTATGTCTGTTAGTGGACTTTCGATATCACCTTTTGGTTGTTTCTTTCCCTCATAACCAACTTGTATAGTCTTTTCAACCTCTTCTCCTGCAAGAATAGATTTCATAGCTTTCATTTGTTTGGCTCTCTCCTTGAGAGAAGCATCCATCATTGGATTTTTACTCATAATAACCTCTTCATTAAAAGTACATTAGTCCCGTAATCTGATTGATTGGGGCAAATGCACCTGTTAGTTTGTATACATTTCCGTTATATTTAAAAACAAGTCCCTCTGTTGGAACTACTGCACCCAAACCACCAATGGCATTTAGTTTCTCCATTTGTGCTTTTAGTGTATTTAATTTCTTTAGGTCTCCACCTTTTTTCACTACATTGATTGCCTTTTCAACTTGTTTCTTGACATTCTGTACTGAAGCTTTTGGGTTTACTGCCAAGAATCCACTCAAGTTCTTTAGTATTTCTGCACCAACTTCAAACAATAAAGTTTCAAATGGTTTCATATTTTGTTTTACCATTTTTGCGTGGTCTTGTTTATCTGTACTCAACACCCAATCTAAAAATTTGGGATGTTCTTTTAGGTCTCTTTTTATCATCGGTATTGTGTAACTCTTGTCAAAAAATGCCCATCTCTTCATTAGTGCATATACAACATTATCAGGTGGATTTGGATAATCAGTTTGGTTTGCACCATTGAGTATCCACTCTAACCAATAGTGTTGATGATAAACTGACAATTTATCACTATCAGATAGTTTATATTGATTTCTCAATCTGTCTAATTTAGCAAAAAAGTAAGCTCTTTGTTTTGAGTAATCTTGTGATTTAGTCATCTTCAATACATTTGGCCCTCTAATACTAAACTTCTTACCGATATTAGCACCAATTTGTTTTATCATTCCTGCCAATATTCTACCACTACCTGGTACTTCACCAATTGCCTCTCCACCTTTGTACTTTAGTGCTCCGTGAAAGACAATTATTGGTGCATCATAATTTATCACATTAGCTGATGCTGGATACATAACTTCCAAATTCATATAATTGTTACCATCATCAAATATCTTTTTCTTTTGTGCATCAGTTAATTTACCGATGGACTTACTCAAGTCATCAAGTGCATATGAGAATGCTTTTTCAATATTACCTCTACCTTTAAATTTTGCCTTTATAGAACCAACTGATGCACCACCTCGTTTTATATCTCCTTTATTTCTAGCAACTACGAGATTCTTACCTTTCCAACTTATCATTAGATTTTGTCCATCTAATTTTTCTTGTACTCCAGCTTCAGCATCAAGTTTACCTTGTAACCCTAAATCAATAATATTTTTTATATCCCCAAATGTCAAATTTTTATCATCAAAGGGATGTGCCATATGTCCGTATGCACCACCCATAAGTAATAACTCTTTTCCTTTATAATCTTCGTTAGATAATACTTCAACTATCTCCTTAGTATAAATATCAAGTTGTTCATCCAAACCCAAATAAAAATCAATCTCAGATTCTATCACACCATCTACTTTTTGACCACCAACACCTTTGTTTTCAGTTCCAATAAATTTTAGAATTTTCATTCCCATAGTATTTGCTAATTCTTTCATATATGAAATGTGTTTTGGAAATGGATTATCAGAACTTGCAAAATTCTTAGTATTTTGATTTACAGTTCTTCCGAATGTTACCGTTGGTGTTCTTTCATATTCATATGTAAAGTCGTTTTCCATAACATCTTTTTTATCAATCAAATGTCCAATTACCTCAAATCCTGCCAATATATTGGCGTGTTTTGGTGAAACTCTTTCGTAATCATCATATGATTTGAAAAAGTCATATAGTCCCTCATCTGATAAATTTGGAACACTTACAGAACCTTCTTTCATCAAAAATTCTTTTATTTTTTTATCTGGTATTATATGGTCTACAAGTCCTTTGAACTTATTAGTTAGCATCTTATAAATACCCTCATCATAATATCCAAATAATTTTTTGAAAACTTTTGGTCTTTCCGAATCTTTTATCTTAGAAGAACCCAATACTTTTCTCATTGTAGTACCTGATATTTCCATACCAGCAATTTTCATACTAACATGCGGTGCAGTCAAGAAATATCCGTGTTCTTCAAATCCCTTTAGATTACCCCTATGTTTTTTATAATCTTGAAAATATCCCAATGAACCATCTTTCTTTCGACCACCTGCTAATCTACCTGCATCTTTTTCACCAAATATATAAACTACTGCAGTTGTTTTTGGGTCAAATTTAGATAAAAGATTATTTGCAACCAATGGTGATTTTTCTTTTATGACTTTATTGGGTGATATTCCCATCTTGGCCATATGTCTAATTTTTTCTTTATAATTCAATGGATGTCTTGGTGGTTTCTTGATATCACTTGTGGTGATGTATGCATCATCTGTTTTTGATTGTAACCACTCAAATGTTTTTTTATGATGTGGGCCAAATGGTTGAAACCTACCACCATACACACCAATTACTTTTTTTATTTGATTTTCATTTAAGGCGTTTTTCTCATTTTCCATACCTAAATATACATCAGTTTCACTATATAAGTCAAGCTTTTTTTCATTTATTTTTTTGTAACCACTACCATAAGGAACAGAAGTATGTCCTTTCTTTTTCATTTTCTTTACCATCTTACGACTTGGTGATGGTATTCCAATTTCGTTTTTCTTTTTAGTCTTCTCTTTCATCTGATTGATGAATTTTCTATAAACTCCTGCAGCACTTTTCTTTCCCATCTCTTTTGCTCTTTGTTCCATAGCAACTGCTGCTTGTATTTTATGAGCATGAGATTTACCACTACTCTTTATTTTATTTACAGATTTTTCTGCATCCTTTACGGTTGCAAATTTCAATCCGTGTATTGTACCTTTTGGATTTTCATCCGTATACAAATCTGAATGATTTGGTGAGTTCCTATGTTGTCCTTTCTTACGAGGTTTTCTATCTGCCTCATTCTTTATACAATTAGGATATCTCTTACCAAACAATTCTTTTGTCTTACGAGTAGGATGTATTTTATATCCTTTCCAACATTTCTCACATAAACATTCTCCACAATATGATTCACCTATAACATCATATCCTATGAGTGCTATTGCCAAATCTCTATCTGAATCTCCTCTGAACTTTTGTGCAACCTTTTTATAATTTTTCTTTATCATTTTTGAAGCTGCATTTTTGGAGTGTCCATACATCTGTAGAAGTCTATGTATGTTACTAATTTGTTCTTTACTTTCTTTTACGGATTTTACCATTCTGAATTTTAATGCAGGTCTCCCATTGATTAGTAAGTCTCCTTTTTCATTATAATCAATGGATTTTACTATAACTTTTTTATTTTTGAAACGACCCATCATTACCGTATCACCAACATTGATAGGTAACTTTACATCCTCGGTAATCTCAGATGATTGTCCGAGAAGTAAATTATTGGCCAACCACTCTCCTAATTTCATACTGGTTCATAGCCTCGTTTTTTCTTATCTTTTTCTTTTTGAACACCACCCTCTTTACCATCTTGGTCATCCCAATCGTATGTATCAGGTTCTGCACCTTGTCCAGTTATATGAGGTCCCGAATGTGACTTGTGATGTTTATAGAATTGTTTTAGTCTTTTTTTTTCGCTCGATGGAGCTGGTTTCATTTTTTTGAATTTATCACTAACTTTATTTGGTAGTGACTCTCCCAAGTTTTCTTGGAACTTATCATCCAACCCATCCTTACCATCTAAGTAATTATAAACACTCTGTAGGTAATCTTCAGCCTTAGTCAATTTAGATTGAACCCACGCTGGAAAACCTACTTCTCCACCCTTACCAACATTATCAATTATTTTATAAATCATTCTAGCATACTTCATACTTCTTTCAAGTTGAGATTTTGCCATAGAACCTTCGTGGTCTTTCAATTCTGATATAGATTCGTCCTTACCAAATATCTTTCTCATCTTTTTTCTAAATCCAGCACTTGTCCATAATTGTGATGCCTCATAGGAATAAGGTTCTATTCCCTTTTTATTCCTCAACTTATTGAATTCAATATCAAGTTTATTTACAGCTTTTTCTTGTGCTGGAGTCCAAACTCTTTCACTTACTTTTTTCTTCTTCTTTGATGTTTTAGGATTATAATATCGATGTTCACCATCTTTTTGTATACCAGGTACATTACCTACATTCTTTAGATAATTAGGATAATTCAACATCTCTTTCATCTTACCCATACCTAATTTTTTCAATCTCGTCATAACAGATTCTATGGTATCAACATCAACAAATGGATATGGTCTTTGTGCTCTATAAAGTCTATACTCTTCTGCAATATGTCCTATTGCAATTGGTGCTCTTTTTGCCAAAGTAGGCATCTTTTTTGCCAAAAACTTTACGACCTTATTAAAATCTGCAACTTTATCAGGATCGAACTTTTTAAATTCTTTGTTCAGATTCTTGATAAGTGATATTGCTATAGTACGAAGTTTCATCTATTTTTTTCCAAATTTTTCAGCTGCAGTAACTCCAAGTCCCACTACTGAAATGTACATAAAACATTCTAAAATTTTATCCTTCACTTCAAATGTAGAAAAGGTATCAGCTCCCCAACTTGCTATCAACATAGCAAAAGCCATAAAACCAACAAACCTCTTACTTGAAATTTTTGCATCACTTGAAAGCATTTCTCTAAAAAATTGCATTTTTATTCTCCTAAAATTTGGTGTAAAAACCAGTTTCTTTTTCAAAGACTCTTATCATTTGTTCTACATCCAAACCTTTGAATGGACCAGATACTTTTTTCAAATTACCTTTGACTATTTTGTGAAATGTCACATCATATAAATCTTTACCTCGGTCATACATTATTTCGACATAGTTTATTTTCTTTTTTGCACCACCACCGATTTTTATACCGAGACCTTTATTTTTTATATTGACTAATTGTTTTACACCAGTCATCATATTAAATCTTTTACCACCAAGTTGTTGATGTATAGTTTCAGGTACTCCCTCAGTTACTAATATTGATTCACCCAATACCTTTTTGACTACTGACCAAGTATCCATCCACCAATCTTGTGCGGGACCGTGACCTGGTATCTGTAATCTTCTCACATAAGGGTCTGGATAAGCACCTTTGATATCTTTATTAGCATGTTTTTTTAGATAATCTACAATACCCTTTTTTCTTTCTTTATCACTTTGTCCTCTTTTTATAAATCCTCTCTTTTTTGCCATTTTTGCAAATTCTTCTGAGGATTCTTTTAAATCAGATACACCTGTGAGTTCCATACCTAACTGAGTGGCATTTTCTTTTCTCCACCTTTCAAATTTTTCTTTATCTTTTCCTTTTAGTTCTCCACCAAAACCCTCACCGACATTGTACATTTTCTTATAAAAATCTTGGTCTGTTTTAGACATCTTTTTTGGTTTATCGTCTGTCTTACCATTCTTCTTTTTGAATTTATCTAAGAATCTTTGAACTAAACTTTTTGCCTTACCGTGCATTTTATGGTCTTTATTATTCAAAGCAGTTTTTACTTTTGTATCTTTTGCAATCTGTTTATTCAATAATGCATTATATGCAGTTGGATTACTTACAGCCATTGGTGTGACCAACTCATCTACCTTTCGTATATTGTTTTGATTCCAACTCTTATGGTCATCAAATCCAACTTCATCATAATTATCTGTCTTGACTAACTTATTATATAGTCTTTTTGCACCCATATGAGACAATCCGTGTTTTACAATCTTTCTACCCTTTACTCCACTACCAGTATAAACAACATATTTTTCTTCTACCAAACTCATTTTACCATTTGGTTTGACTTGTATGAGATTCATCTTACCATATTTACTTCCCATCTTCTTCATATGTTTTTTAACTTTATCTAAGTCATTATCCTTAAAGTAAACTTGGTCATAGTCTTGTTTCTTATCATTGTATTTATCCACGATAGCAAAAACATCTTCATTTACAGATTCTTTTACTGGTACAAGATATGCAGCCTTATTACCACTCCTCATCATTTCCAATCCATATGGATTTGACATAGAAGAATGATTTGTATTTTTAGTATATAAATTATACATAGTGATAAGTTCTCCACCCAATCGAGTTTTTACCTTATCAACTTTATAAATTTTTGCCCCACCAGTTTTTTGCATTGATTTGACTTTTTTTATACCATCGGCTTTAGATAGAATATTTCGAGAACCTTTATGTTTAGAAACTTTCTTACCAATCATATCACCAAGTCCCTCGTTTGCAGCACGAAGAGCATCTTGAACTTGGGTATGTTTAGACATACCAGGAAAAAACTTCTCAATTGCCTTTACAGCACCCGTCATATTACCACTCATCTTTTTTGCTATCTTGATTGCTTTCTGTACCTTTGCCTTTGGAAATAATGAGTCAAGAAAATCTCCTTTTTTCTCATTTACTTCACCAACTGGTTTATCTTTCATACCTTGAGCAATTTTCATAATAAAAGCAGTAACTTCTTTAGGTTGTCTTTTTTCATAGTTAGTAACTTTTCCATTAGGTGCAATATGAGCAATACTTTTATAATCACCAGCCTTCTCTACATTACGATTCCATAATGTAATACCATTACCCTTTGAACCCATACCAATATCATAACGACCTATTTTTACTTCTTTGTAAATACCAACATCTTCAACCACTTCACTCTTCTTCTTTTTTTCTTTTCTCCATCCACCACCAGCAGCCTTATATTGTTTTGCAGCCCATCCATTGGCATATGCAGATGGATAGACATCGAATTTCTTTTTTGCTTGTGCTTTATAGTAGGCCCACTTACTTGGGTTAGTAGGTACATTCTTTTCTAAAAATAAGTCTATACCTTCTTCTACTCTTTTTCCAAACATTGTCATAAGTTGCTCCTCGTGTTTCATCCCAACTGGATGTTCTTCCCCACTATATGGTCAAGTGTGGTATCCTTTCTTCATTAATTAAGTACCTTTTGGACACCAAGTTTAAATTCTATAATATGTTTTTTATAAAGTCTCATTATTTCTGTAGCCTTTTTCTTATCTCTTATGGCTATACTTTTTATGGATTTTTTTATAGCATCCTCAAACATTCCTATTCTTGAGATAGCCAATTGTTTTTGTGAATCGTCATACATATTTTCATACATATCCTTTAGGTAGTTACCCCCTAAGTCATACATATTTTCTTTCATCAACCCTAATGATTTCAGAGATTTATGTAGTCCTATCATCCAATTCTTTACCATTACTTTTGTGTCTGGATCTGTTCTGTAATTAGCAAGTAATTTATAAATTTGGTTGTGTTGTTTTTGGAGTGCTTTCATTAGGACAGGATCCATTTTTTCAGTTACACTCTCATTCTTACCCTTCCAATTTTTATCAATGTAATTGAAGAATTGTTTTTTCTTTTCAGGTGTTATATCATTGATAGACTTTATTCCAAATTTCTTCAATGCTTTTGTAAAAAATTGTTTATATGCAGACATATACTTTTCCCTATAATGAGTTACATTTATAAATATCAGTATAATATTTTTTTATACTTCTAATCCTCGCTTGAACCAACCAAAATAAAACTTTTCCAATTCTGGTCTACGAGTTACCAAGTCAGCATAGTATTTGATTCTATATGCCCTAACTCTATCTAACTCTACATTGGAATCAGATATTGCACCAATAGTTTTAGGTCCTAATCCACCATCTACTTTCAATTCAGCACCCTTTGCATTAGCTGCTCTTTGTAATATTTTTACAGCCCTACCCTTACCTTGATTTACACACATATCAAAATAAATATGTCTGAGTTGTAATGGTAAAGATTCTACCTTATTTTTATCCCAATAGTGTTCTTTGTAGATTTCTTTTGCCCCATCTTTTGTGAGGTTTTTGATATCCACATCAGGATGACTTCTTTTGGCTATACCAAAATTAGTTTCTCCACCTGGATCTTTTGGGTCGTTTACATATCCACCCTCGTGATGTAATACGACTTCAATTATTTCATCGAAATTTACTAACATTATTTTCTCCTATGTTATCCACAATGATAAGTACAACCAATAAATGCAGTTTTATACTCAACACCATCGTGTGTTACAGAACCAGTAATATACTGACTTCCACTTTCAAAATTACAATCGTTTGTTATTTTTGCAACCGTATAATTATGTAACAAATCATCGTCTTGTTTACATCCATATCCAGGTATTTTTGAAGTTGTTATATAATCACCATTTTCAAAACTACCACTTGCATCACATATCCAAATACCACCCTCACCAACGGCATTTACAACCAACATATCACTTCCACTTTCTCTTTCCGCATAATCTGAAATCACACCATATGCTTTTTTATCCTTATGTGTAGTGGATAGATCTACTTTTGTCCATGCCTGACTAATCATAATTGCATCTTTATTTTCTATGTTGTTTTTATACATATAACCATCAGATGCCACCACAATCTTTCCTCTATAATCACTATCAGTTATATCACCTTTTCTATCAATTGATGCAGTATAATGATTTATATCATTATCGTTGGGTAATGAATGGTGAGCACCTGTGAATGTCATAGTCTCACCTAACCATCCACCCTCATAAATACGAAGTGAATTGTCATTCGCTCTATAATACATCATACCATCTTGTAGTTGTCCACCAACTCTAAATGTTGATTGATAATTTACATCTGTAGTTTGTGATGATGGTAAGATTGGTATTTGTAATGATGTTAATCCAGCAAGACGGAATGTATGGTCATTAGAACTACGAATAATAAGTTCTGGTTCATCCATAAATATACCAAATGATGTACCCCCACTACCAAAAGAACCCATAAATGCAGTCATAGCTGGATAGGTTGTATTTATTAAAGCTGGAGAGGTTTTTCTTTCTCCATATCTTGCAGTTTTTTGTACAAAAAATCCTTTTAGTGTAGATGCAGCCGCATAAGACCTACTAACTTC